CTCGAGAAAAAGCCCACCGCCGTTTCACTCGCCGCCAACTGCGCGGGGGTGAAGCGAGCGCGGCACTCCGCTTCGTTCTTCGCGTTCTGGTCCGCGATCTGCTGCTGCCAGCGGGCATTCGCCGCGCGGGCCTGGGTCGCGTAATGGTCGAAAACTTCTTGACCCGTCAACAGCACCTTGCCTTCCGGAGTGAGCTTCGACTTGAGGAACGACTCGAATTGAGTGGTGGCCTCGGGGTTGAGCTTCAGGTCGTCCGGAACGGTAAAGAGAGGTTGTGCGGGCGGCGCTTCCTGCGTCGCTGCCGGGGCTGCGGGAGTTTCCGCGCTTGCGGATGGTGCCGTGCTTGCCGTCGTCGTGGTGTCACTGGCAGGCGCGGCCGTCGCTGCTACTGGAGCCGCCGCGGCGACCGGCGCCGTAGTGGAATCCGTCGGAGTGCTTGAAGTTCCGGAAGCAGCAGGGGCAGGAGCGTCGGCCATGTTTCCCGTCTCGTGAGTAACGAGCGAGAACGCTAGGGCAAGTGCTACTTACGAAATCGGGCGCAGTCGGGAATGCACTTCCCGATATGATTGGGGTCCATGAATCAACGGACGTTCATGACGGGCAAAGAGCTTTGCCAGTTGCTAGGGATCGACCCGAAAACCCTATGGCGCTGGAACTTCGAAGGGATCGCACCGCCTCGGGTGCGCATCAAAAAGCGCGGCTACTACACGCGCGAGAGTGTGAACGCTTGGATCGAGAGCCTCAGCGATTCCGCTCTGAGCTCTTTGGCTTCGGGCGCTCCCGTTCGATCTGCCGATCGACCTTCACCCACAGGTCAAATTCCGCATTTCGTATCAACTCTTTGATCTGCTGCCCCACTTGCCGGCGGCCGGCGATGTTGCACATGGTCGAGTTATTCGGGTGAAAGGCCGGCGCGTCGATGACGCAGAGCTCGGTCAAGATGCGCGCGACGAAGCGCACGCCGCCTTCGGTCGATAGCACCTCACGCAGGTCCGCCTCCTGCTTCAGTTCCTTCTGCTTGTCGGAGAGCGCCTTCTCGCGCAGGCGCTTGGGGTCATTGGTCTTGGTGACGGGATCGAGAAACGGCGGCAACTCGTCCTTGTCGAGCGGATCGCGGTAGAGGTCGTCGGCGGATCGCGCCTCGCTCACGGCTCACAGCCTGGGCGATAGACCCATTCAATCGTCTCGCGGATCAGTTTGCATGATCGGCATTCCACCGTTCCGTCACGGTGCAGAAAGAATAGCTGCGAGCCGCATTTGCATTCGAACACCCACTCTGGGCGTTTCTCGCGAAAATCGGCCAACACGACGACGTTCGGCGCGTCGGTGGAATCAATCGTCCACTCGCTCATTTGAGCTTGCTCGCGTACAGCCAAGAAGCGCCAGTACGGCGCGACCCCGCTGAGAGCGTTGCGGATGCACGCGAACTGCAGCATAATTTTAAGACGCTCACGGTGCCCCGAGGCCGCGAGTTGTAACGAGGCGCACAGCCTCGGTGAGGACGTGCCCTTGCCCGTTTGCGGGAACGAGGGTCGTGAAACGCGGTCTGGCCGAAACCAGGCATCTGCCGTCGTGAGGCAGGGAGAAGACCGCGTTGAACGGCACCATGAGCACGTGGATCAGCAGCCAGTCGTGAAGTGCGTGGTTCATTTCCCCGCCACTCTACCCGCCCCGATGCTCTGCGCCAATTGATCGAGCGCGCTGTTGCCGTCCGGGCCTACGGGCGTCTGGGAAAGCGTCTGCATGGTCTGGGCGTGGGTGTTGACGTTCTGCGCGGCCTGGGCGACGGCCTGCTGCTTCGCCGCCGCGTCCTGCTGCTGCTGGCGCGTGGCGCGGATCTGCTGCACGTTGGCGTCCGAGCGCACGATGTTCGGGGGAACACCCGTGGCTTTCGCGTACTCCTCGATCGCTTTGTCGGCGTCGAATTTATCGCCCGCCGGGGACTGCTGCATGCCCTGCGCCATCTCAAGCACTTTGCCCACGTAGGCGGTGAACTGGTCGATGGAACTGGCCGTCACCGCGTTGATCGCTTGGGCCAAGATCGAGACGTACTTGACCCGCAAGGTCGCTTTCTGAATCGCCGGGGGAACCGGCGGGTACATGCCGTGGCGCATGCCCTCCGCGAACAGCCACTCGTGCAGCGGGTTGAAGTGATCGTAGTTCATCTGCTCGAGCACGGGCCCGAGCATCAAGAGCTTCTCCTGCTGCTTGGCGTTGACTTCCGCCGCGGTGATCGGCTGACCGCTTTTCTCCGCATCGATGAACATCGCGAAGATGTTCGCGTACATGACCGCGTTGATGCGCTCCTGGGTCTCCTTGATGTCCTCCAAGATGCCCTGCAGGTCCGGACGCACCTCGTAGGCGGGCTTAAAACCCACACCCCCTGCTTCCGGGGCGATGTACGTGGTATCGCCTGCCATCAGGCTCGTGCGTTGATTCCGCAGCTGCGCATCGGCCACCATCGGCGGGTCGACCAACTTGTCGATCGCCTGGGCTTTGCGGCGCTGCTGCAACTGCAGGGCGCGCGCATCCCCGAGCGCGTCCATGGCCGGACCGCGCCCCCAGGCGTCCTCGGAATTGGTGTACCAGCGCGTCACCCACACCGGAAAATCGCGAAAGCCCCCGACGCGCAGCAGCTTTTTCTCCTCGCTCGCATTCTTGGCCGAATCCTTCAGGATGCGATCCGGCTCCCCGCCGCGCTCGTAGTAGATGCTTCGGAAACGCATCCCCTGCCAGCCCAGTTTCCCAGGCTGGCGACCGATGTTCTCCTCGACGCAGTGAACGATGTCGATCCAGGAGTCCAACTGGTTGTTGTCGTAGAGCGCCTGGACGTGCAGGCTGATGTTCACCCAGAACTCGTCATCTTCGGGCGTGAACTCGTTGTGCGGCCCGCGCACGCCGAACTTGTCGACCACCTGCTGCACGGTCCAGCGATAGTCGCGGTACCAGACATTCACGCGCCGATTCTTGTCGTTGCCGATGTAATACGAGCCGATCGTGTAGGGCTGGAAGTGCGGCAGGTCGGGCTCGGTGGGATCGCGCATCAGCGGCCACTCGCGCCCCAGCGCCATGATGCCGAACACGCCGTATTCCCCCAAGCACTCGTACAGGCAGTTGTAGTAATTCGACTGCGAGAGGATGTCGCGGTTTTTCTTCGCCACCGCGGCGAGCCATTCCTTCACGCCTTCCGCTTCCATCAACTGCTCGTCGTCGAACTCGTAGACGAACCAAGGGCGCGAGGGCGAGGCGGTGCCCGCGAGCATGCCGGCGGCGAGCGTGTTGTTCGCCTGCAGGGGCGTGGAATCGACAATCGCCCAGTTCCTGCGCCAGCCCTGGTTGGTGTCGACCGCCGAGGTGACGAACCAGCGGCCACGGTAGGGGCGAAACAGCGACCCTAAATCCATCCAGTTCGGCCACCAAGTCGTCCGATCGATGTTCAGGCGCAGCTTGCGTGCCTCAAGGCGGACTTTAAGCGCCTGCTCGATCTTCGGCCGCTTGCCGCGGCGCTTGGACGTCACACCGCCGACGAGGCCTTCATCGGGCGAGTTCAGATCCACCATGGTCGTCATTCGATGAATCTCCGATTAGGGTCCTGCGGCGGAAAGTACGGCGCGCCATTGGACTGCAGCCAGTTGAAGAGCGGCGTCGTGGGCGCCACGGCGAGCATCCAGCCGAACACGGTCTCCCCGCCGCCCGATTCGTAGTTCTGCGTGCTGTCCGAGTAGTCGCTCGCATGGAGCAGATCGAACACATCACCGGGCGTCCTGAAGATGCCGTTGTACCAGCCGGCGGTGACTGCGGTGACGCGAAAGCCCGTGTTCGGAACCGGGGGTGCGCCGTAGTTCAAGGGCTGCGTGAAGACCAGCGGATAGCCGTTCTTGTCGAACTGCGGCTCGAGAGAGGCCACGAACGCCGGCTGCACGTACTTCGCTGGCGGCACGTCCTGGGCACGGCTGATGAGCGCCTGCTGGACGGTGTAGTCCCACCGATCCGGGCGCGCGAACAGCTGCGAGATCTTCTGCGGTGCCACGGTGCGCGTCGGGGGCGAGAACCAGCTCGCCGCGATCTGCGTGGGGTCCGCTTGGGCAATGCTGACCAGGGTCGTTGGCGTATACGGCGCGTGGATGCCGCCGAAAAGCGTTGCGGGCGAGACCTCAGCGGGAACGGTCAGGTCGGCGAGTTGCGGGCCCGCCGTGATCATGGTGGTCAGCCACCCGGTCTCCACCGGCACGATGTTGACGAAGCCCTGGATGGTCAGGTCGCGCGAGAGTTCCTGGCCTTGTACCTGGAAGGAGCAGATCGGCGCGATGTCGGTCGCGGCGAAGGGGCGATTCGCGGACGGCCAGATCTTACCGCCAGCCTGACTGTCGTAGATGGCCTTCGCGTGCGTGCCGTGCACGAACTCCTGGCCGAACAAGGAGGTCGGGATCGGCAGCACGGAGGGCCAGATCTTGCCCCCAGCTTGGGAGTCGTAGATGGCTTTGGCGTGCGTGCCGTGCTGGAACTCGAGCCCGAAGCCGATCGAGGTCTCGTTGGACTGAACCGCGGGAAAGACCTGAGATTGGATCTGGCTGTTGTAGATCGCGGTCTGGTGAGTGCCGTGCTGGAACTCCTGCCCAAAGCCGACCTTGCTCGACAGGATGCCGACCGCAAAGACGACACCAAACCCGACCGCGCGGGCGTAATCCACGACTTGCGGCGCAGCGGAGTTACCGATCAGCGTCTTTGGCACCACGGTGCTCACGGCAGAACGAGCTCTTTCGGCGGGTTACCGGGCTCCAAGCCCGCGACTTTCAAGTGCTGTCGGTATTTGACCACCGCGTTCGTGAAGCGCTCTAAGCGCATCAGGAACGGCTCGCAGCCGTACACGAGCGCGCGATC